AGAAATATAATTAATAATGAATGATAATAGTGCTAAAATAAGTAGTAAGTCTCTTATCAGAATTGCTACGGTTGAACAAATTGAAGATAATCTTGATACCGCGAGTCCAAACTCAATTTCAAGAAATAGCTTTGGGCATAGAATTAAGGTTAGATTACACGAAGATGATCAACAGTTGAACGGAAATGACCTACCTTGGGCTTGGCCATTGTTACCAAAACATCTTCAAATAATTCCAAAAGTTGGCGAAGAAGTTTTGATTTTTCTACAAGAACTTGATGGGGCAATGGGTAATAGATTCTATATTGGGCCTATTATTTCCCAAGACTATTACTTAGACCATGGTGGGCAATATGAGGCCTTATCATTAATGAAAGGTTTAAGTACAAAGCCTCTATGCCACCCTGTAGGAAATCCTAAGAATGATGGTACTTATCCTGATCAAGATACAATTGCATTTCAAGGGCGTGGTGATTCCGCAATGTGGCTAAAAGATGAAGAGCTTAGATTAATGTGTGGGCATAAGCCATTTTGGAATCGTCGTTCCATTGTTGAAAGAGCAGACCCTGGTAGCCTTGAATTTAATAAAGAAGACTTGTCTTATATACAAATGAAGTATGATAAGTTTAATGGTGGTAAAGAAAATGGTGGTTTTAACAGTGCAATTAGCGTTGTAGCTGATAGAATCAATTTAATTACCCATAATGGAGCAAATAAAGAAAGTTATTTAAATGTAACAGACCAAAAAGAGTTAATAACTAAAGAAAGTGTTGAAAAATTTTCAGACAACGGTCAACGAATGGTCTATGGGGATGAATTAATTGCTTTCTTAGAAAAATTTAGACAAATCTTCGCTGACCATACACATCATTGGTCAAATGACAAACAAGTCATGTCTGCAAAAGACGTGGAGTTTTGGAGCAAGAATTTAGATGAATTATTATGTAAAACAATTAGAATTGCATGAATGTACCTGATAATTTAAACGGACACGTATATTATTTTGAACCAAATGATTTAGACTTTGGTACTGACCAAGATGGAAATAGTGTTCCTATGATTCCTCATTTGGAGGATTTATGTATATCTATGTCATTGACGGCTGAAATACGTTCACGTGACAAGTCAAAAAATACACTTGTTGAAAAGACAATCTCTTGGGTAAGTTATCCAAATCCTAAATTCGACCAAAGAACAGGTCATTCAGACCACATGGTTAATGGTGGTGATAATTTTAATGGTGAAAACTTTCTTACAACCTATTATACAGAGATAAGTGCCGACAAATATGTTGACCATGAATTAATTGAAGGACTTGGTGTGACTAATGTAAACATATCATTTGAATCTTGGTATACGCCAACAATTACAATTGATTTTGTTGATGTTCATGGCACTTCATTATGGGGACGTGAAGAAGCAATCCATGATAATGGTGATATTACTGCGGATAACTTATTGGGCGTGTTCTTTACAATGCCTTACCCACTATTTCGCTTACAAGTAAAAGGTTTCCTTGGAAAAGATGTTACATATCAACTTTCAGTAAGCAAATTTAATGGCCATTATAATTCTCAAACAGGTGATTTTGAAGCTACGGTTCAGTTTATTGGATATAGTTATTCTCTTTTAACTGATATACCCTTAAAGTGCCTATCTTATGTGTCTGAGTTATCATATGTTGGGCAAGCATATTGGAATGAAAACGCAAAGAATAATCCAAAATGGCAACTTATAAAGGCTGATGGGGAAAAAATACCGCCAATTAAATTATATAAATTAATTGAAAATATAAAAAATGCAATTGGTACGGTTGATAGCCAAAGAGCTTTAGCTTGTGATAATACTGAAATCAATGTAACTTCTGCAACGCCTCAAGCAACAGATATTTCAAATGATAATCAGAATGTTACTTTGCAGCAGGGTAAAACAGTAAGTGACGCCATGATAAATTTAACCAGTACAAATAATCTTTCAACTTTATATAACAATTTCATTACAGAATTAGTAAAAACAATTGAAAATGATAATCAAGGCAGCGTTATTTTTGGTAGTCAACAAAATGCCAATGGTTCATATTCGGTTCAAGCATTATTGATTGTTAAATTAAACAATAAGAAACAATTTGATATAGGTAGTAAAGCATGTAAGGCATACATTAGTTTTGTGAATGGCCTTAAAATTTTTAACGATACACATTCTGAAAAAATAAGCAATGGGGTTGAGGGTCTTGATAAGAGATTTCATGATGGAATACCAAAAAGAAATGGGGGAATTTTAACAATTGAAATCAAAGAAGGCCCGATTTTTATAAAAGATCCAACTGATCAAACAATACACTTATCTGGGTATACAACTTATGATAATATGAAATTTGTAGGGGGACGAAAAATGTCTAAGGCAACGGCAAAAGCATTAGAGGAACTTGTTTACGCTTATAATAACAATAAAGTAGGCCCAACTAAAAACCCATTTCCAACCACAGGTCACGGTATATATGCTTATTTGCTCCCATTAGGCACAACAAAATATCAAATAGAGAAGTATATTAAAGCCACAACTGCGGCTGCTGTAAATGTTGAGACAACGGTTGAGAATAGGACCGCAGCACAAGCTAATGGTTACGAAAAGGTTACAATAAATGATAATTCATCTGAAACGGATAATTGGTTGGACGAAACAAGAAAAAAGAAGATTATTGACATTCTTGGGTTTGAGCCAACCATTGGAAATTTTGTTAAATTAATGATGTGCCACCTTGAAACCTTTATTGAGGTAATGATGGTATGTAATGAACGTATCCAATCATATATTGACAATGGGGAGAGAACTTATGAGAACCTTGGTATTAAGAAAGAAGGTACTGATTTAACGATAAGCCCAAAACCGTACCCTTGGCCTGCTTTATATAACCCTAATCACAAAACAAATGATGAAACAAAACCACCTGCACAAGATGGGGGTAATTATGAAGTTTTGGGGTGGCCAAATGATTACAAAATTAAACAGGGATTACCTGATATGTGGGAAGAGAAAAAGGTGGTCTTATCAATTATTGAAGCTATTGAAAAATATAGTGAGGAGACACAAGCAATTGTTACTTCGTCTGTATTTAGATATGATGGTTTACCAATTACAGGTGGTGATCTATGGACACAAACATCACCGTTTAGAAACGTTGCACGTGAATGTGATTCAATCGAAAAAATTGCCCCATACTTAGGGCTTCGTGCTGCAAATGTCATTGGCCTTGGTGATAATCAATGCTCAAAAGAAGATGCTGAAATGCTAGGTTATATGGATGCCTTAAATATGATTAGTTCTTACAGTAAGTATGATAAGTTAAAAGAAGCTTGTAAAGCTAAAGGCACTAAAAAATTTTATGAAGAAGTAATTGCATATTTAACTTGTGACTCAAAAATCACACCTACTAATCAGACAGAAGACGGGAAAAAATATAATGCGTTTGAAACTGTTATAACAGGTTCAGGTAATCCATATAATGGCACTCGTCACCCAATATTCATAAAAAAAGGTAAAGATTATAAGTATAGTTACATATATACAAAGAATTTAAAAGGTGATGGTTATGTCTCAATTGTTCCAACTGAGATTTTAAAATTTGATGGATATGGCAATCCTTACAATAAATTATTTGAAAGTCAGATAACCAATAAAAATGGTGAAAAAGAGAAAAGTCATAATTTTTTATTGAAAATTAATTCAACTGTTAAAGGTGGTAATATAACGGACACGACCCAAAATTTCCTTTATAGTTGCAAAACATTTAAAATTATTGATGATAGCCTTCAACAAAACTATACAAATGAACAATTATTTTATATAAATGATAATATTGATGCTTCAAATAAATTTATTCAACAAATTGAGGACTACAAGAATGGTAATGTAAAATTTATGAATTATGCAGTTAAGGGGGAAAAAGAAGATGAAAATCTGCGAAAATTTATGGAAAGGAAATACGATGTTTCAATAAAAAGTTATCGTAAAAATTACAATGATTGGACATTACTTATACCATCACTATCTGAGGTTGATGAAACTTACGCAAAGAAAAGCTTATGTAATTCAGATGAAAAAAAGAATGATGTTAAATATGATAATCTATGGCTTGATTTTAAAAGTAAATTTAATATAAATAAGATTCAAAAAAAATTAAAAGAACATATAAATACATTAAATAGTAATGGCCGTAATGATAAACTTTATATACGTGAACTTTTATTATTCGTAAATAACAGACTTCATTCTCTATTTGGGTCAAAGTTTTATTATCAACAAAATCTTGTAAAAGATACTGAAATAGATAATATTACGAAATATGAAGAAAAGAATATTATTAATAAATGTAAGGCATATTTGATATTGTCATCCTTTATGTGTTCCGTAAAAATTAATACACAAAGTGTTTTTAAAAGAGGCAATAGAAGTTTTGTTCAATTATTACCACCTTGCTATGTCCTATTTTTAGGAGCTTTATTATGGCGTAGAAAGTTTTGGGATACATTCAATAAAGAACCGTTATGCAAAAAAGATTATGAAGCGTCGTTTCCTAATAGGGATACTTCTTTTATAAAAAAATCTGATAATATATTACATATTGGTAGTACAGGTGATAATAAAGACTACTATAATATTTCAGAATATTATATGGATTATGAAAATATTGATGTTGCAGTTAGGAATAAGTTAATTAATTTATTTGAGAATTTTGTTCTTAATGGAGACCTTAATACTATAATTAATAATTGTGAGTTAAATAGCGCAGAAATAGTATCAGAAGAGGAAAGATGGAGTAATTGGCGTGGCAAATGGACATCTACAAATTTTAAACCTGAAAGCCCAAGTCATTGGACAAACATTTTTAAGAATTATTTTGGACAATATTCTTCTATTTGTCTTGCAACTGATAAAAATGGTTTACGCCTTTTGTTCAATGAGAATAATAAAGCAATGGAGGTCTTAAAAAATATTTATGGTCTAAATGGTGGGTATATCGTTAGTCGAGCAACAACAACAAGAGTTGGGCAAGGTAATAATGAAATTAGTGTAACATATTCACAATTAAGTGGATATCTAACAGGATTTGCACAAAGAATTAATGAAATAGAAACTGAATCTAAAAAGACTGAAGAAATCAAAGAAACAAAAGATGAACAACAAATAAAACGAGACATCTGTGTTTCACTGTATTATTCATTAAAACACCTTTGGGATACATGGCTTGTAACAGCAGATAGAAATGAATTTACAATTGAGAATTTCTTTAATAAGAATTTTGTGTTTATTGATTCTTTCTATATGAATATGTATAATGTTATTAAATTAAATGCTGAGGATATTTACGATGCTTATAGAATGCAAGATTCTAATCTATTAACATTTATAACGAATGTTACTTCTAAGGAAGGGTGTATGTTCTTTGCCTTACCTTCATTTCTTGACTCTAATGTTACACCAAATGGGATTTCAACAGTAAATAGTTATCGACAAAATGAAGTAATGGACTTTAGTTTGAAAAAGGAAAATATGAAAAAAATGTTTACACCAATTCAATATAATAGCATTGGTTCTCCACAGCTTCATAATACATTTGTGTTTATTTATACGCATTCACCTTCAAGTGTTGCGACTGAACAAACAGAATACAGATATGATAGCTATGATATGCGAAATATTGATGAACGCCCTGACGCATTAAAAGTTGGAATTTTGCCACCAAAACAAGTTATTGGTGCTGATGATTACGATAATTTTCAGCAAAAATTATTACCAAATAATACATCTAATAATATTAACAGATCACAAGAAGAAGAAGAATTAGTCAGTGCAAGATATGGTTATTTAATGCCTTGCTTCGGTGTTACGGTGAATAGAGGAAATAACTATATTTTCAAGAGTATTAATGTAAATATGGATTCACCAAAAATTACTAATGTGGCAGCACAAACTTTTGATGATATTCTAAACAAAACGGGTTCAGATGGTAGTAAGCGTGTATTCTTCCATGGTCAAGACATTTATTCAATTTATTCTCAATATTCATACCAATGTGAAATTGAAATGATGGGATGTGCACAAATTCAACCGTTGATGTATTTCCAATTACTTAATATTCCTATGTGGCGTGGAACTTATATGATTTATAAAGTAACACATAACCTAACAGCAGGAATGATGACAACCAAATTCACAGGCATGAAAATGTCAAGAAGACAAACACCTTATGCAGATGGTTATCATGTTGTTGGTAAAAAATCAGCTAAAACAGGTAAATTGCTGTAATTAAAAGTTAATATTGAATGATATGGACGCTTATATGAAAATTTTATTCGATTCAATTTGGAAAAAACACGTTTTTTGAGTATGATTATATTGAACTTGAAAAAATTATATGTATAACCAAATAAAAATTATTTAAAATGAAATGTCCTTTTTGCGGCCATGAACTATCAGTTTCGGCAAAGATATGTTATAATTGTGGTCATGAATTTTATTCAGTCCCTAAGAATCTTGAAACAGGTGGGGGTTGTATTAGTGCTATAGCAACAATCGTTGGTATGTTCATTGGTTGGATTTTAATGAAAGTGCTTTTTGGGATATAACTTATTTTAAGTTGTATTTAGTTGAT